GCTTCCCATGCCGGGCGCAGCGGCTCGACGGCGCGCATCAGTTCGCCCATGGCGGCGGTTCCTGCGCCGCTGAGGCCATCCCAGACGCCACCGAGGAAGGCCTTGATCGGCTCCCAGTACTTGCGCACCAGCAGCGCGCCGGCGGTGATGGCGGCGACCGCGATGGCGATGGGGCCACCCCCGATGGCGCCCACGGCGGTGGCGACCACGCGGAAGCCCGACGCCAGGCGCATGGCAGTGGGGCCGAACTGCCCCATCTGCGCCAGCAGGCTGCCGCCGCGGAACAGCTCGAAGGCCTTCTGCACCGCCAGGATCGGGCCCTGCAGGAATGTCCAGGCGTAGCGCACGCCGAGCACAGCGGTACGCATGCCCAGCAGGCCGACCACGACCTGGGTGGTGTTGGCGATCAGCTTGGGGTTTTCCTGCACGAACGACGCAACGCCGTTCAGCAGTTCGGTCAGCTTCAGCGCCGCTTCGCCCACCGCCGGCAGCAGCGCGGCACCGAAGGCCTTGGACAGGTTGTCCACGGCGATCTTCGCGCCCTCGATCTTTTCCGGATCGGTCTGCAGCTTGGCCGCGAAGCCGCTGTCGGTGGTGCCTGCCGACGTGTTCAGTGCTTTGTCGCGGATGCGGATGTACTCATCCCAGTTCTGGATCATCGGGCGTACGAAGTTCTGCGCCTGTGCATCGCCGAACAGTTTGCCGATCTTCGTCTGGTCGCCGGCGGTGGCCTGGATGATTGCCTGCATCGCCGCGTCGAACGGATTGCCACCGCTGCTCTGTGCTTCGCTGATGATCTTGCGCAGATCCAGTTTGAAGCCCTTCTTGGCGCGGGCCTGCAGGTCGGGCGAGAGGATGCTGGCCATGAAGCGCTGCATGTTGCCGGCCGCTTCGTCGGCACCACCGGCGCCTTGCCGGGCGACATCCAGCGCAGCGCCCATGGTGGCGGCGGCGGTGTTGCCGTGCATCTGCAGCGACTGGAATGCGTTGCCGAGCACCGGCAGTGCACCGGCCATGTCCTTCAGGCCCAGGCCACCGTTCTTGCCTGCCACCACCAGCACATCAAGCGCCGATTGCAGGCCGGCCGGATTGATCTTCAGCGCCTGCTGCAGGCCCGACGCCGCCAACGTGACGTCGTCGATGCTCTCGCCGGTAGCGGTGGTGGTGCGGCCGATCGCGCCCAGGCTGGATTGCGCGGTCTGCGCATCCAGGCCTGCGGCGACCAGCTGGCTGACCGCGCGCTGCAGTTCGCCCGCGCCTTGGTGGGTACGGCTGGATTCGGCCAGGATGGTCTGGCCCAGCGCAGCGACCTGGGCGCGGGTCAGGTTGGCGGCGTTGCCGATGGCCTGGTTCTCGCGCGCGAAGCCGGCGGCGTTCTCCACCGGTTTGGCCAGCGTGGTGATGGCGCTGCCGAGCATGCCGCGCGCATCGCCAAACGCCGCGCCCAGCTTTTCGCGCTTCTCAAGATTCGCCGTGCGCTTGTCTTCGATCCGCTGCAACGCTTCCTGGGAAGCGCGCAACGCATCGGCCTCGGCACGCATGCGGGCGAACTGGTTGCTCGACCTGCCCATGACATTGAGCTTGCGCTCGAGCTTGTCGGCTTCATCTCCGAGGCGCTTCAGGCCATCGTTGCTGAAGGACAGTGCGTCCTGCAACGATCGGGAAACCGAGCCGCCAATCGTGATCGTTGTCGTTTGAACGTTACTCGCCATGTACCGGCAATCCCTGTATCCACCAGATGAATTTCGACACCCGCAGCGTCATGATCTCGCGCAGGCCCCAGCCGGTATGGCCGGCCAGGGCGAGCGCTCCCTGCCTGATCTGCGGCAGGGTCAGGTGGTAAAAAGCGCGACGCCAGCCTGCAGGCGGGCGTAGTCGCGCAGCGGCATCTTGCGCACGTCATCCGGTGCGATCTCGCACAGGTTGGCGATCATGCGCACCTCGCGCTGGGCGTCGGTGCCCTTGTCGTCCTGGTAGCGCTCCATGTCTTCCACGGTCGGTTCGCGCATGCGCAGCACGGCGGTGTCCACGCCATTGACCTGGCGCGGGCGGGAGAGGGTGATTTCGGCATAGCCGTCGCGTTCGATGACGGTGTCGGCGGTGGTCTTGGTCTTGCTGGACATGGCTGTGTTCCCGGATGTCGATGGAGTTGCGGTGGATCCGGGGGCGCTGTGCGCCCCCGTGTACGTCGAAGTGGTGCCGGGAATCAGATGCCCAGTGCGCCGCGGATGCCGGCCAGTGCGTCCACGCCGCCCTGGCGGGCGATCATGTTGGTCACGTCGATCTCCTGCACGACCTGCACGCCATGGGTCAGCTTGTAGTAGCTCAGCGCCAGGGAGACCTTGACCGTGCCCTTTTCGCCGACCTTGGTTTCGCCGCGGTCGAGGGTCTTCACCTTGCCGCGCATGTTGTGCACGACCGAAGTGACCGAGCCATCGTCGGCTTCCAGCGCCTCGCGAGCGGTGAAGCCATACTCCTTGCTCTCGATGACGTGGAACTTGGACATGATCTCCGCGTCATCGGAGGCGAAGGTGACCTCGGCGGTCAGCTTGTCGTGGCCGAGCACGATCTCCGTCGGGGCGAGCATGCCGCCGGCCTGGAAGTCCTCGGTCTTCAGCGACAGCTTGGGGGCGGTGAAGGACATTACGCTGCCAGCAAAACCCTTGCCGTCGACGTAAAAGTTGAAGTTCTTGCGGATCTTGCGCGCCATGCTTAGAAGATCTCCGAGACGTAGTTGTTGTTCATGTGCATGCGGAAGGTCAGCTGCTCACCCGGGTAGGTCGGGGTGAAGTCGAAGTCCCAGTAGAAGCGGCCATCGGCCACGCTGGCCGCTGCGTTCAGTTCGGGGTCGATCCAGCAGTTGCCACCGAGGATCGCGCCCTGCGTCTTCAGGCCACGCAGGAAGGCATTGACGCCCTCGCGCACGTCATCGACGTAGGTCTTGCTGATGCCGCGGTCGACGGCCCACAGATGGGCAGCCTCCAGGCTGTCGGCGATGATGTCGGCGGTGCGCACCACGCACAGGAACTGCCACTTCGGATCGATGCTGGCGGTGCGGTTGCCCCACAGGCGGAAGCCACCTTCGCGGATGATGGTCGCCACGTTGGCCTGGTTCAGCAGGTTGGCGCGGCTGGTCGCATCGGACAGGCCGAAGTCGATCGCACGAGCGGTGCCGACGATGCCGTACAGCTCCTGGTTGGATGGCGATGCCCACCAGCCGCGCTCGTTGTCGCTGCGGGCGATGGCACCGGCCACGGCACCGGAGGCGTAACGGCTGACGATCGCTTCACCCTGCTGCACCAGTACGGCCGGATCGACCACGTAGACACGCTTGGAACCAGTCAGTGCGGTGGTGGTCTTGGCCGCATCGTCGTTGCTGTTCGGGCCATCCTTGATGATGATGGCGCGCAGCTTGTCGGCGATGCCGAGCAGCTCGGCCACGACCGGGTTGGCCAGGACAGTGTCCGGACTGGCCGGATCGGCCGGGTGCAGGTGGGTGAAGCCCGGGGCGACCAGGATGCGCGGCTTCACGCCGACGATGGACTTGGCGGCCAGCAGTGCATGCACGCCGGAGTACGCGCCGGTCTGTGCGTTCACGCCGCCGAGCACGTTGGCCAGGGTAGCGCTTTCATTGGCGCCGTTCTCGACGCGGATCACGACCACGACGGCCGACGACTGGTCGAAGATCGCATCCAGTGCGCCGGGCAGCGTGCCGGCTTCGGTGCCGGTCTTGGCCGACAGTTTGGCGGCCTGCGACGGCGAGGTCACCAGGACAGGCGTGTTGATGGGGAAAGCGTCGGCGTCGGCCAGCGGCGCAGTGCCGACGATGCCGATGACGCTGGTGGATGCAACAGCGATCGAGCGCGCACCGGTGTCGATGTTGACGACCTGTACGCCGTGGAGAAATTCGGTCATTCGGAGAGGTTCCTCGGTGTGGTGGTGTGCCTGCAGATGCAGGCGACGGGTATATGTTCGGAAAATGCGGCCGCCGCGATAATTGCAGCGGTGGCCCGGAGATCGATCAGACCCAGCCGGAGGCGCTGACGCTGGCGCTGAAGCTGGAGACCTGGGCATTGCCACCGGCACGACGCAGGTGGACGTTGATGCTGGTGGAGGCACTTTCAAAGCTGGTGGACCTGGCGGGCACGCTGATGGATACGCCTGCCGATTGCGTCGATGCCAGCGAGGCGAACGACGGTGCGCTGTTGCTGAAGTACGCCGCTCCCTGGTTGCTTATGCTGAACTGCACGTCGTACTCGGACGCACTGGCGCCGGCCGGAAGCCAGCGGCCGGAGGCAACGACGGTGTTGCTGTTGTTGCCGCCACCGGTGACGCTTCGACGGATGCTGTAGTTGCCATCGGACAGCATGTCGATCGAGATCGATGCCGATGCCGATCCGGTCGAGTTGGTCTTGGCGCCGTTGCTTGCCGAATAGCCCTGGCCATGGAACGGCAGGCGATAACTGGCGCTGCCGCGCGCAGCCCACAGGTTCGATACATCCATGCCGCCGATGCGGTAACCAACGTCACCGCGTTTGCTGCCGTACTGGATGTGGGCGTAGCGACGGCTGAGGTCGGTGCCGCCCACGCGCAGGCCGGAATCCTGAGCAACGGGGCCTTCCACATAGGGATCGAACAGATCGTCGAAGTCGACGCCTGCCGAGCGATATCCGCTGGCCATGTCAGCCCTCCGCCTTCAGTGCGCGCACTTCTGCGGCCAGTTCCTGGATGGCCTTGGCCATGACCGGCAGCAGTTGGTCGAGCTTGACCGTGGCGACGCGTTCGCCGTTGAACTCGACACCTTCCAGGTTGACGGCCTCGGGTACGAGTTCGGCAAGCTGTTCGGCGACAAAGAAGAGACGACGGCGGCCGTCGCTGTTGTATTCCGGCTTGTAGTGACCGGTAGCCAGTTCCATGCGCTCGACGACAGCCAGGCCGTATTCGACCGATCCCCCGATGTCTTTGAGCTTGCGCGACGAACCGATGTCGAAGCCGCCGGTAGTGGTGAGCGCTCCGTTGCCGTTCAAGGTCATCAGGCCGCCCATGCTGCTCGGGTAGGTACTGATACCCCACTGCATGGTGCCG